TGATCATTGAGCGCGATGCCCTTAAAGCTAAAATCGAGCAAGTTGAAGCGGCTCAGAAGAAGCAAGCCGAAGTTACTCAACTCGTAGCCGAGTTGCAGAAGAAGGATGGAAAGAAAGCAACTTATGGCTTTGCGATGCTTGAGCCGAAATCCGCTGAGGAAGCTGCCAGCATGTTGGCTGGGATGACGCCCGAACAGCGCGAGTGGTGTATGCGCAATTTCAAGGCCTACGCCGCTCAGGTTGACGAGAGCAAGCTCTCTGCCAAATTGGGTTCATCCGGCGGAGGCGTCTCTGACAATCAAGCTGAGGCGTTCGACGCCGCTATCCGCGCCAAGAGCGCAGAGCTCAAAACGGACTACATGACCGCTTTGCGGTTGGTAGCGACCGAATTGCCTGAACTGTACAAAATGTACAAGGAGAAGAAGTAATGGCTATCTCAGGTGAGTACATCTCTCTGCCAGGGTTGGTTGCTAATGCAACTCTGGCTGCCAAGCAGTACACGCCGGTCAGACTGGCCAGTACTGCCAACCAGATCATTACGGCTACCGCTACTACCCATCTGATCGTTGGGGTCGTGCAGAACGATCCGGCGGCCGGTGAGGCGGCCGTTGTGGCTGCGCTGGGTGTTTGCAAAGCCGTTGCCGGAAACTCTACCATCACGAAGGGCGATTCTCTCTCGGCTAACTCAACCGGTGTCATTGATGTTACTGCTGGCAATGTCATTGGAGTTGCACTGACTGCTCCAACTGCTAAAGGCGACATCATCACCGTTCTACTCAGTGGGCTGCGGCCATACTAAAGGAGATTGACAATGCCCAATTTACCTTCCGTAAGCGATGTCCAACTCGTCGAGCCCGTCCTGACCAATATGCTCGTTGCATACAGCCAGGCGGAGGTACGATTTGTCGCATCAAGAATCTTCCCGTCTGTGCCGGTGGACAAGGACTCCGGCACGTTCGGGAAGTTCACGAAGAAATACTGGTTCACAGATGAGATGGCTACTCGTGCGCCAGGTGACCGTTTCGCTCGTTCGGGATTCGGCGTCGAGTCGGATACCTACAACACCAACCCGCAGTTCGCACTGGAAACTCCAATTGCAGACGAGGTTCGCAAGAACTCGCAGCTACCGATGGATCTGGAAACTGCTGCTGTGAAGTGGCTGGGGCAGAAGAACCTGCTACGCAAAGAAATCGCCTGGGCGACGGATTTCATGGCCACCGGTGTCTGGGGGACGGACAATACCACTGCCACCGACTGGGATGACTTTGCGGCTGGCGACCCAGTGAACGATATCACTACCGCCAAGCGTACCATCTCCAACAATACTGGAATGGATCCCAACAGTTTGGTGCTCGGCTACATCGTGCATCAGGCGTTGATCAACCATCCGGACATCATTGACCGCATCGCCTATGTACAGCAGGCCACCCTCGGCAACATCGAGGTTGCGCTGGCGGCCATTCTGGGTCTGTCAAATTACCTAGTTGGCAAGGCGACCTACTCCAATACCAACGAGGCTGTTGCCTTCTCGGCCTCCGCGATCATTGACGATGACGCGTTGGTCTGCTGGGCTAATCCTGCTCCGAGCTTGTTCGAGCCCTCCGCCGGTTATACGTTTGTTTGGGATGGCGGCGGTGGCGCAGGCAGCATCTACAACGTGCGGGATGCCTTGTCTCATGCAGATGTGATCCAAATCAAAGCGCAGTGGGATCAGAAGGCCGTTGCGTCTGATTGCGGATACTTCTTCAGCGACATTGTGTAAAAGGAGACTACCATGCCTATTAGTTATGGTTCTCCGAGAAGCCTGCTGGTCGGATATCAAATCCAGGTGGTGCAAGAGTCCGCTGGTGTTACGACTACCATCGATACCAACTCAACCGCGTTGACCGTGGATCGCGGCATCCAGTTGAGCGGCAAAACTACAGCGCGCATCACTGGCGATAGTACCGGTATCATCCTGGCTGGCAAGGTCAAAATCCAGAATAAAGCCGGTGGCCTGCTGGGTGCGAACTCAACGGCGCTGAACGTTCCTGCCATGTACGTTGGTTCATTGGCGTCTTACATCACAGCCAACTCTACCGGTATCAAAATCGGCGCGAAGTACATCTCGTGCAATAGTACCGGAAACAACGTAACCTAATGGGATTAACGGGGGCGGGTAGCGCACTCTGCTCGCCTCCGTAAATCCACCTCAGCGCGGAGGAAAAATGTCCAAAAGCACTTTAACATATACTGGCTCATGCTATGTCGCCATCGTTGGTGGCGAGTTGGAAACTGGCGAGGCACGGGACAGCATTGAGTCAATACAATTGCGCACTGGTGACGCGAGGCGTTTCATCCGCGCCACCAAAGGCTACGAGGCCCGGCAATCGCATTTTGTAGCCTGGCTGACTGAGACAGCCCATCCGTTTATGCTGCTGTTGGACTCGGATCAGAAATTTCCAGCCAACATCCTAGAACGTCTGCGTTCCCACCAATTGCCATTCGTCAGTGGCTTCTACATGCGCCGTCGGTATAACCCGATTGCGCCGGTATGGTTTCATGACACAGGCGGGCGGTTGCCATTTCGGCCATGGTGTACAAACGTTGAGCCGGATAAGCTGTACCCACTGGGCGCAAGTGGTTGGGGCTGTATGCTGATCCATCGCGAAGTCGCCGAAAAGGTAGGCGCGCTGTTGAAGGGTGAACCTTTTGTCATCGAGGATGATATGGATGTTTACCCATATGACTTGGGTAAAATATTGTCTGCTATCCACGAGTTGCAACGATTGCAAGACAAGAAATTATCCGCACCCTATCTCAATTCTCGTATCAAGGAAATTTATACGGTGCTCGAGCAGGAGATTCGCCCACTGCGTGGTCTGAAAGACCCAATCGGCAGCGACATCCGTTTTGCGTTTTACGCTCGCAAGGCGGGCTACCAGCTTTGGGGCGACAGCGGCGCTACTTGCGGGCACATGTTGAACTATCCGTTGCAGGTGACGGATTACACCACGATGCCGCTGGAGGCCTTTGCTGCACTGGAAAAAGCTGCTATAAGCGGGCAGCAGGATGAGCGCAAAAAGGTCAATGCTTGCCTGGCTATGTTGAAAGAAATCTGATGAAAAAGTTGCATATCGTCAATCCATATAACAGTTTCGCAATGCAGCGGATGGTTGCCCCTATCCTCCAAAGCTCTGGCTTTATGAACTTGTATAGGATGACAGAAAGCGAAAAGCCAGAGGATAAAGTGGACTTGAATTATTTTGTTCCATGGCATGGCTTGGCGGGAGATGTGGACTTGCCTGGCAAGAAGGCGATGCTCTATACCCATTGCAATCCGCCGGATATAGCAGCATTGCAATCAGCTTGTGCAAACGCAGATGCAATCGTTGCTATGAGCTTTACAGGGCGAAAAGAATTATTGACAATTGGTGCTGACCCAGCGAAGGTTCAGGTCATCTATGCGGGTAGTGGTGACTTCGCCCTTCGGCGGCGCAACATCGGCGTTATTGCGTTCGCCCAGCCCAACGGACGAAAGCGCCAGCATCTGCTAATAGATTTGGCGTGGAAGTTGAACTCTGTTGCGAGACAGTGTTTGAACTTTGTGCTGATGGGCAATGGCTGGGAGGATATAGCTGCTGTGGCTAACAATGCCGGATTGCAAACCCAACTCGTGGAAATTGTAGACGATGGGCAGTTACAATCCCTTTATAACAATCTGGATTTCCTTTTGCTAACCGGACTAGCGGAGGGTGGCTCGCTTCCGATGTTAGAAGCGCTGAGATGCGGGCTGCCGGTCATTGCTCCGGCGGTGGGCTATGCGGCGGATTTCCCGGAGATGGTACAGGTTTATCACTCGGATATAGAACTCGTTGAAATTCTCGAGATGGCAATTCAGCCGCTAGTAGACCGGCAGTTGTTCGCTCAGTCGTTGAATTGGCGGCAATACGAGTTGGAACATGCATTATTATTTGGCAGACTGTTAAATCAGTCCGTTGACATCTATCCAGAATATGGAATGAGTCGCTACTCGCAACTTTTAGGTTTGATAGAACAAATACACCCGAAAACCATTTGTGAGATCGGAACGTGGAACGGAAACAACGCTCTGCGGATGTTACAAGCCGCTGCCAAGTTTCATCCGATGGAACGGCTGAGCTACCTGGGTTTCGACCTTTTTGAGCAGGCATCCGGTGAGCAAGTTTTCCGCGAACATTCCAAGATTCCGGTTCAGGAGGCTTTGGTGGAAATGCGATTGCGGGCGACCGGTGCGGGCGTAATACTGATTGTGGGGGATACTCGTGATACGCTCGCGCTACGTCATCCCGAGGCAGATTTTTATTTCATTGATGGCGGCCATAGTTATGAGACGGTGCAAAGCGATTGGGAGAATATACAACTCAGGATGCCACAATCTGCTGTAACAGTATTTGACGACTATTACACTGCCGGCGGCAAGCCAGGCATTGGCTGCAATCGAGTTGTGGATAATCTCCCGTCGGAGCAATGGTCGGTGGAACATCTGCCGATCGTGACGGAGGTTGCGGACGGTAAAATTTGCATGGCAAAGGTGATGCATGCCTGACTACGTCTACCGATGTCCGAACAGGCACACGCGCGAGGTAAGCCACCCAATGGACACGGATATAGTTGTCAATTGCCTAGAATGTGGTCAACGTTGCTGGCGCGTTCCGCAAGTTGTGAACGTCAACTGGAATGGATTGCCGCCGAGTAAAGGCGATATCCCTCCACTGGCGCGTGACCTGAAGCGCAATCTGAAACGCAATCAGGATGAGTATGAAAGGATGCATAATGGCTGAGATAAAATTTATCGTTCGACGCAAGTTCCGGTATGGCAAACGCTGGTATATGCCCGGCGAGGAGTTCGAGCCGCAGGGCGGGCGGTTCGACGACGGGATTCTACGCAGTAATTTGGTATATCAGGACACCGGTAAGTTTCGCCACCCCTCCCGCGTGAGTTTCAGGCGTGAACGAGGCCACTCCAGACGCATCGGCACGAAGGCCATGCAGCATCTGCAAGAGCAGGAGCAGAGAAAGACTGTGAAAAAGAGCAAAACTGCCGTGCCTGTCAAGGAGAAGGTTGTTTATCCCTCTCCGGTAGAAGAAAAGGAGATATAGTATGGCTGCTCAACGCGTTGGATTCGCCGGATTGATTCCGGTGGGTTTCCAGACGATGAGTCTGGCTAATTCTACAGCGGTGGCTGTCAATTCCACTTGCCGCGCCGCATCTGTGCTGCACATCAGTGTAGAGACTCAATCCTGCCGTTATCGAGCTGATGGTACGAATCCAGCGCTGACCACCGGTGTGCTACTGACAACTGGCAGCTATTGGATTAATGGCTACAATGGAACAGCCAATCTCAAGTTCCAGCGCAGTACCGGCACGAGCAAGGTGTCTCTGATGGCGTACAGGCAGGTTGGAGGCGATCGGTAATGACTCTGCGTTTGGATAGCTACGCGTCTGTGGCGGAAGTCACGGCGTTTACCCGCCATCTGCTGGACGGTCAATCTGCGTTCAATTCCACTACGCGGCCAACCGTGACAGAACTGGAGAAATTCATTGACCGCGCATCTGGTGTTCTCAATGTTGCGATGGAGGCGCGTGGGCTGGATACACCCATCACCAACACTACCGCTAAACTGTTGTGTGACGATTGGGTGGTCGCCCAAGCCGCAATGTACACAGAGATGACCCAACGTGGCGTCGGATTCTCGGATGCCGAGGGCAGCCGTACATCGTACTTCCGAGGATTGCATGAGAGGGCTAACGAATTCTCCAAAGCTAATTCATTGGGCTTCGTGCGGTTGGGTGTCGCTCAGAGTACCAAGATGGGCGCTGGATTGATATTTACGGGCGAAACCTTAGCAGCCGATCGCGTTGACCCGGACGACACCACACTGGAGCAGCCGTTATTCAGCCGTAAACAATTCGACCAGCCAGGAGAGGACGAATGAGCTACTCTAACGGTGAGACGCTAATCTTGGCCGCTCTCCGCAGTATCTCCGGCGGTGTCTGGACAGTCAGCAATAGCGGAGTTGGCAAATGGAGTCTGCTCAACACTGGCAAGGCTGATCATTATGCGATTCTTAAGCCGGGTGCGTTCGTCCACTCGTTTCAGGCGGCTAGCAACAGCCTGACCGAATGGCGGACGGTCATCGAAGTGTGGCAGCGATATAAGGACGATAGCGACAGTCTGCTTTCGTTGGAAGCATTGTCAGCTGCTATCATCCAGAAATTCGACCAGGAAAACCGCCTGGATGACACCACTGACACTGTACAGGATTCTGTCTGTTCTGGTGGCGGTGAAGTCACCGAACAGTGGACGAAAGGTGGAGGTCCCGCCTGGTTGAAGCAGGAAATTTTCATTGATTGGAAGGAGGAAGCAAATGTCACATTCAGCTAAAATGCCATCCGTGGCGGCAGTACAGGAATACGAACAACTCAAGGCAACGGTGAAACGTTTCGAGGAAAAAGGGCTGTTCGACACGGCTCACCATGAAATGCTCCGCCGGTTGCTGAAATCATATCCCCAGTTGGAATCGTCTCCGGTAGACGAGGTATCAGATTGGGTGAAGGAGGATTCTCGTGGCAAATAAAACTTTCAAAGACACAAGATTCCGGATTGACACTACTACTCTGTTGACAGACATCACATCCTATATCAACCAGGTATCCATCGCCAGAGCGATGGCTCTGATAGAGGACACCGGCCTGAACGAGCAGAACAAGAGCGTTCTGCAAGGTCTCGCAGGAACGACTATCACAATCAATGGTCATGTCAACGCAACCATTGACGCGATTTTCGGGCCGTTGATAAACGCGGCCACCAGCGTTACTAAGACGGTTGAGTATCAAGAATACAAGACAGCGACTAATAGTACCGGTACTAGCGGTATGTTCTACGTTGGCGAGGTATTGTTATCAAATGTCCAGTACTCTGGCGCGGCTGGCAGTCTGCAAACCTTCTCGGCGGATATGAGTTTTGATGGTGCAGTCACGCGCACCAGTTTCCGTGTCCACGGACTATAAAGGAGTTCAGAAATGGCGAATAAAACTTTTAAAGACATGGCGGTCAAAATTGACAACGCAACCGCCGTTCTCACGGCGATTACAGCATATGTTAGTCAAGTGTCGTTAGCGCGTGCCCTTGCCTTGCTGGAGGACACGAGTCTGAACGAGCAAAACAAGAGCGTGATGCAGGGTCTG